GGCGCCGCCGGCGGCGACGCCGACCGCCGCGGTGACGCCGACCGCGCGCGCGGCGGTGCGCCCGAGCCCGGTGAGCGCCGCAGCCGAGGTCTGCGTCGCGCGCAGCAGCCCCGTCGCGTCGCCGCGCAGGTGGACCAGCAGGCTACCGACCGTCTGCGTCATCGTGCACCGGGCGCGCGTAGGGGCGCAGCAGGTTGGCGAACAGCGCGCGCTTCGCCGCGCTCATCGGGCGCGGCGGCGGCCGGTACGCGAGGAAGTCGCGCGGAGGGCGCGCGCGACCGCGCCCGCGGGCGACGTTGTACACCGTGGACGCGACGATCGCGGCACGCACGTCGGCGCGATCCTCGCCCCACGGCTCCAGCTCGTAGTACGCGATCCACTCGAGCAGCGTGCGCTGAGGCAGCTCGGCGAGCAGCGCGTCGGGATCGGCCCGTCCCAGCGCCAGCGCCAGGCGGAACAAAAAGCGCCGGACGGGCCGTGTCAGTTTCCCCGCGCATCGTCCAGGCCATCGCCGTTGAGCTCGCGCGCGGCTGGAATGAGCGCGTCGCGCAGCACCGCCGCCGGCAGCGCGCGCACCTCGGCGAGGCCCTCGTCGAGGGTCTCGCGCGTGAAGCGCGGGGTCCCGTCGGCCGCGCTCAGCGACAGCGCGACCAGCGCGAGCGCCTGCGCGTACTCGCTCGCGCCGGCGTCGAGCGCCTCGACCGCGCCGGCCGACAGCTCTCGCAGGTGATAGCTGTGCCCGCGCGCGCTGACCTCGCGCACGCGGAAGCCGTTCGCGGTGGCGTCAGCCATGCGTGATCGCGCCGGACAGGCGCAGCCGAGCCGTCGCGGTCATGCGCTCGCCGATGGCGCCGGTGATCTCGAACGAGCTCATGAAGCCGCTCGCTGCCATCGTCGACGCCGGCGCGGCGTCGGGGAACGTTACCGTGACGGTTTCCGCGGCGGCCGCGATCGGGGTCACCGGGGACTGCTCCGGGTCGAACTGCAGCTCGACCTCGATCTCGCCCGGGTCGTAGAGCGAGGCCGGCATGTAGGTATGCGCGCCGGTGGTGCCGGCGTGCGTGGTGCGGATCGCCTCGCGCGTGATGCCGGACCAGCTGAAGTCGAGGATCTCGGCGAGGAATCCACTCTGGTACGTGACGCTGATCCCGGTGGTTTCGACGGCCATGGGTAGGGCTCCTGTTGTGGGTCGCTAACGCCGCGACCGGATTCTGCTTGCGAGCGCACGCTTGAGCTCGCGCGGGAACGTGTGGCGCATCGCGCGCCGCGCCTCGTCGACGAGGATCGACTCGGCCTGGGGCATCAGCGCGATCACCTGCTCGTCGATGGCGAGCGCACCGCGCGCGTGCGGGCGCTCGCGCGCGCCGGCGCCGACGCGCCGCGGCGCCTTGCGACGGCGGAACACGCCGACGTGACCCGATCGCATCTTTGCGACGAAGCCGCCCGGCACCTGGTGACGTCCGACGCGCGCGCCGCTGCGCGTGTTGCGCGGAGCCGCCGAGCCGGTGTCGACGAGGCGGATGTTGTAGACGCCGAACCACACGCGCGCGGCGAGCGAGCGGCGCGTTGCGGAGCGCAGCCGCACGCGCCGGCGCACGACGCGCGCGAGAACACCCTTCGCGCGCGCGGTGTCGCGCACGGTTCTGCTGCGGGCGCGCTGCGCGGTGCGGTTGAGCGCGCGGGCGACCGCGCGCGGCGAGCGGTCGGCGATCTCGGCGAGCGCGCCGCGCAGGCCCGCCATCGACCGACGATCGATGGTGATGCCGATCACAACGACTCCTGCAGCACGACGCGCGCGAGGCCGAGCCCGTCGTGCTCGAGACCGGCGACGACGAAGGTGCGCGCGCGCACGGTGAGCAGCACGCCGTGCGCGATGCTGTTGGCGGCGACGTCGGCGGCCTTGAGCAGCAGCTCGGGCCCGGCGAGGTCGCCGGATTCGCTGGCGTGATCGGTGAAGTGGCCGTTGATGGTGCTCAGGTCAGCGAGCGTGACCGTCTCGGCGAACCCGTCGGTCGTGGACATCAGCTGCTCCAGGTCGGCGGCGAAGCTCGGATCGGTGCCGAGCACGAGGAACGTGTCCAGGTCGCGCCCGACGTAGTCGAGGAACGTCGTGCCGAGCGCGGCTGGGGTGAACGTGAGCCCGGCCGAGGTGGTCACGAGCACCGTCAGGTCGCCGGCGAGCGCGCGGGTCAAAGCGGTCGCGAACGCCGCCGCCGGCACCACGACCAGCGCGACGTCGCCGACGATCACCGCCGCCGCCGGCGCGACGAACGCCGCCGCCGGCGTCAGCAGCGCCGAGCTCGCACCGACGAGCGTGTGCACCTGGTCGCGGTCGAGCGCCGCGGCGGCCGCGAGCGACAGCGTGGCGGTGCCGGTGATCACGCGCTCGACGGCGAGCCCCGCGCCCGGCGTCAGCGCGGCGAGCGCGTCGCCGCTGAGCACGTGCACGCGGTCGACGTCGAGGGTCGCCGCCGCGACGAGCGTCGCCGGCACCGCGCCGGCGAGCACGTGCACCTGGTCGCGGTCGAGGGCCGCGGCCGGCGTGAGCGTGTCGGTGATCGCGCCGGCGAGGGTGCGGTCGATGGCGAGCGCCGCCGCCGAGCTGAGTGCGAGCGTCGCGGCGCCGCTCAGTGCGTAGCCGATCGGCAGCGTGCAATCGGCGGGCGTGCTGACCTCGGTGAACGTGCCGAGCGATCCGAAATTCACCTCGAACTGAGCGATTCCGCCCGATAGGTACATGTGCGGCTGTGTCCCTGTCGGCGTCGACCCGTCCGCACCCTTGTCGGCCGCATTCCCGGCGGCGTCGAAGTGGTCTCCGTATCCGGTGGCCGGATCCTCATAGGCGGCGAGGTGCACGTAGAGCTCGCCCAGACATCCGGTGTATGGGTCCACACCGCCGCCGAAATCTCCGACGATGATGTCGGTCACGCCGGAGATATCGCACGCGTTGCCGTTGCCGATGTCGAGGTTCGTCGCATCCACGCCATCGAGCCAGAGCACTGCTCCGGTGCCATTTCTGGCTATGACACAGCGGTGCCAGGCGCCGTCGCTGTAGCCGGTGGCGCTGTTCGCGGCGATCGCGTTCGCGGCGCCAGAGTCGAGCGCCTCGATCTGCACCCGCCCGCCGGTGACCAGCACGCGCAGCTTGACGGTGCCCGATGCGATAAGAGACAGGATCGTGCCGCTGGTCGAAGTCTTGAAGATGAACGAGATCAGAAGATTCGAGGTATCGCTCAGACCAAGCGAACCGCTCAAACTGTATTCATCTAGGGAGCCGTCGAACTCGACGCCGGTCGTCCTGTCGGGGGTCGCCCCACTCGCCGGGATGAAGCGGACCGGTCGGCTGCCAGGAAGAATGGTACGTGCGTGCCGGCCCACTGCGATAGGCCCATTGACGACCGCGCCCGTTATGCCGGAGACAATGTCGGGCTCGGGATCGCGACGACCGTACAACGGCATGAGGAACACGAGGCCGTCCCCACAAACCAGACGCGGATCGAAGCCTGCCGCGAGCGCGGCGAATTGATCAGCCGTTAGCTCTACACCGTCCCACACGGCGAGCTGCGCAATCATGCCGTCGTAGTTGTTGCCGCCCCCACCGGCCGTTGCGCCGATTGCCTTCGCGCCGCCGTACGCACCAGGCGCCGTCCATGCAAAGCCGCCGTCCGACGCACCGTTGAGATAGAAAACCCCTTGGCTGCTTGCGCTCGCTGAAAACCCGCAGTGCTGCCAGGATCCCACCGACAGCGCCGTCGAAGATGCCTTCCACGAAGCGGTGCCGTTGCTCCAGTAATTCTGCTTCCCCGAACCTCCGACGATGTGATAACCGAAACCCCATCCCGTGTTCGGAGTCGAGGGGTTATAGGCGCCGACGGCGAGCGAAAGCACCTGGCTCTCAGGCTTCAGCCACATGGCCGCGCTGATCGTGCCGGTGATTTGCAACGCTAGAGCAGTACCAATGTTCAGGTATTGGCCGCTTCCGCGTTCAAAGTCGCGAGCCATGGTTACTGCTCGGTCAGAACGACGCGGTGCAACTGTGCGTCGTCGGTGTTGGTCGCGTGGTCGTGGTCGCGCGCGACCTTCAAGCGCATGCCGTCACCGACGGCTGGCGACCCGCAGTTCACGTGGCTAATGGCGCCGGCTGCCGTGATGTCCAGAATATTGGCCGTCGCCGTGGACGGGGTGTCAGTGATATCGGTCGCGGTGCCGAAATCCTGCCCGGCGGCGTCCTGGTCGTCGAGATCCTGCGTGACCTCGATGCTGACCTCCCATTGCACCGCGCCGACCGATGTGCCGTCGGTGCTGTAGTGAATTACGACATTCACGCCGCCGCCAGCGTAATGGGACGGCCAGACCGACTCGAAAATCGCAGCCTCGTCGGCCGATCCGCCGGAGCCGATGAAGTCGAGCACCTGGCGATATCCGGTTGCCGCGGCGAATTCGTCGACCGTCGCGAAGTTGCTCGCCGGGGGGACGTTGTCTTGCGGTAGGAAAATGAACAGGGTGTCGCCGCTGGCCATCAGGGATCACCCGTGCCAGCGGTTACGTTGTCTTTGTATTCGGCGATCGCTTGCGGTTTCGTGCGCGTGTTCGTCGCCAACCAGCTCGCCGGGATGGCCGCGCGAATGTTGTCGGCAGGACCGCTGCTGTTCTTGACCGCTGTGAGGGCGTCCTGCAGCTCCACAATCCGGTTGATGATGTAATTGTCGCGCTTGTTGAAGGTTTCCACGAGCGCGCGGGTGACCCAGGCAATCGTGTCACTTACCGCGTCTATGAATGCGATCGAAGACGTCCTGCTGTCGGTCACGAAATCAGCAAGCGCATCGGCGTCGACCGCGTCGCGCTCAGCCTGAGACATCAGAGAGACCACTTCGCCCGTTAGCTTCCAGTACCGGATATGCCATCCGGCGACGGCAGTGATATCGGGATCGGCGATCCAGTCGACGTTCGACGCCGCGTTACCAAACCCGTCCACGAACACTCCAGCATACTCGGCGGCCATGCCGGCCGGAGATCGGCCCTCGATGTAGACGGTTAGATCCCGCTTGAGCCAGTTCATAGCGGCCGGTCAACTGAACGTGATGTTCGGCGTGATCTTGTAGCTGTCGCCGTCGGTCAGCGTGTACGGCCCGCTCGCATCCACCTCGATCGCCAGCAAGCGCTGCGTGCCGCCCGCCGCCTTGGTCGCGATGAAATAGCCTTGAATGCTGCCGGTCATGTCACCGCCGCTCGCGGTGAAAGTCTGCTGCGCGTACGCGAACGGGTTGGTTCCGGTCCAGTTCGCGTCGGTGAGATCTATGCGCGCGTATCCGCCGCCTGTCGGCTCGGTGATCGTCGCCTCGGTGATCGTCGCGCCCGGGCTCGCGTTCGTGAACAGCCCGAGCTCGAGGTCCGCGTCGCGGTCGGTGAGCGTGCGCTTCAGCAGCAGCTGGCCGCTGACCGTGTCGCCCTCGTTCGGTCGGAATCCGGCCATGTTAGCCTCCCAGCGCCTTGAGGGTCACGGCGTCGCCGACGTGCTCCGCGGTGACGATCACCAGGTGCCCGGCCGCGGCCATCTTCTCGCGAAAGCTCGCGACGTCGTCGCCCGGCCCGGCCTCGCCACGGTAGCGCATGCGCGACGAGGCCGGCGGATCGTCCGAGGACGCGAGCACCGCGTCCTCGGACAGGTAGACGTGCTGCGCCATGTCAGGCCGGAGCGCTGTGCACGAGCTTGATCGTCACCGTGGTGTCGGCCGACGCGGCCGCGACGGTGCAGATCCCGCACGGGATGTTCGTGGTGGTCTTGTCGACGTTGTTATTCGTCGCGTCCCAGTACACGAAATCGCCCTGCGCGATCACGAGCGGCGCCTCCTTCGCGAGCGTGACCACGCCTTCGAGCAGAACCGCGTCGACGTCGCCCGACACGCCGCCGTTGAGGTGCACGCCGATGCATCCGGCGCCCTCGTACACGGTGCCGGCGGCGACGGTGCCGCCGAGCGTGACGTTCATCGTGCGGCCTTCGCCCTTGACTACGGTCGTCATGGTTTCGAATCTCCTGTGTGGTGTCCGGGCCGTTGGCGCCGGAGCCCGTCAGGCCCCGGCGCGCGGCCGATCAGTTGCCGTCGTTCTCGTACAGGCCGCGGAAGTCGAGCGCGCTGGCGCCAGCGTCCATGCGCACCTTGTGCTCGACGCCGTCCACCGACCAGCCGTCCATCATGTCCAAGAACGGGCGCTGTTCGCCGTCGAGGAACGCGACCTCGACGGTGTCGACCTGCATCGGCGACGCGGCGAGGTACCACTGCAGCGGGTCGTTCGCGTCGAGGCGCGCGTCGGACACGACGGTCAGCCGGCCCGCGAACGGGTTCGGCGTCAGCGTGCCGGCGGTGCCGGCCGGATCGTAGGTGCTCGCCACCAGCGTGGTCGCCGTGACCTCGAGCGCGACCGGCACGATCAGGTAGCGCGGGCGCACGTTGATGCGATGCCCGGCGGTGGTGCCGCCGTCCGGCGAGGGCGCGGTCTGGTTCGCCATCGCGGTGAACCCGGCGTTGAGCGTGGTCACGCTCGGCGCCGCACCGGAGCCGGGCGCGACGAGGTTGTTATGGTCGGCGTGGAACAGCGCAGTCGCGTCCTGCGCGAGCGTCGGGTTCGCCGTCAGTCGTCCGTACGCGAGGTCGCCGACCTTGCGCGCTGCCGCGCGGCCCATCTTGCGCGGCACCTCGATGAAGGCGTTCAGGTCGTCGTTGATGATCGCCTGTCGCGAGATCGAAAAGCGCTTCGCGTAGGTCGCGAGCTGGATGGATTCCTTCAGGTCGTCCATCGTGCCGAACGGGATCTCGCCGTTCTCGGGCACCTCGTCGAGATCGCCGAATCCCGACAGCCCCACGCGATCCGCGCTCTTGAAGTCCGGCAGGCGGCCGATCTTGCACCACGTCGACCAGGTCTCGTCGGCCTCGTCCCACCCGACCAGCATCGCCTTTTCGGAGGTGCTCGACAGCAGGTTCGCGAAGTCCGACGTGCCGTGCCCGGGCGTGATGGCGCGCGTGAACGCAAGCCCCACCGCGTCCATCTTCGACAGCCCGGCCGCACGCACGCCGCCGCGGCGCAGGTACTCGCGCGCGAGGTCGACCAGGTCGCAGCCGTACAGCTCGTTGCTGCGGACGTTGCGCACGACCTGCTGGTCGCGCTCGAGGCCGCCACGCACGGCGAGCACCTCGGCGCCCGCCTCGCGGAACTTGTCGAGCTCGTCGGCGCCGGCGGCAACGAACGCGGAGCGCCCGCGGCCGTCCTCGTCGCGGCGCGCGTCCAGCACCGGCATGGAGCCGTCGCCGATCGCGGCGAGAAGCCGGCGCCCGGCGGCCTCGACGCTGGCGCCCTCGCTGATCAGGTCCTCGCACAGCGCGCGATACTCCGGCGCGTCGTAGCGCGGGCATGCGAACAGCTCGCGGATCCCGGAGATTCGCTCGCGCTCGATGTTCTGGCCCTCGACGCGGCCGGAGGCCCGCGCCTCGCGGCGCACGTGCTCGTAAGGGACGACCGTGTCGGTCATGGTGTCATGCTCCCGTGTGGTGGAATCGGCCGCGGCGGCGCGCGGCTCGGCAGGGGGTGAATCGTCGCCGCGCCCGATGCCGACGTCATGCGACGCCGGGACGGTCACGACCGAGCCTTCGAACAGCCGCCAGCGCGTGATCTCGCGATTGCCGTCTGCGTCCTCGATGAACGTGTCGACGACGTAGCCGATCGACATGTTGTGCAGAAACCCGTCGCGCACCTGCGGCCAGACGTCATCCGCAAGCGCCGAGCGAGCGAACTGCAGCTCGCCCTCGAGGCGCCCGTCACGCACCCGCAGGTCGCGCACGACGCCGAGCGGCTTGTCGCGGTCATGGTTGAACAGCAGCGGCAGGCCGTGCGCAGCGCGCGAGAGATCGACCGCCGCGGCGTCGTGGCGCAGCACCTCGTCGCCGTAGAAGCGCGGCACCGGCGAGGTGTCCGACAGCGACGCGCGGATCGTGCGCGCGTCGTCGTCGGCATCGGCGCGATCGGCGCGCGTGATCGTGAACTCGCGCGTGAGCCGCGTGCGCTCGGTGCCGTCCTTTCGAAGCCGGATATGGGGTTTCGCTGTCATGCCGCCTCGTCCTCCTGCTGTGGCGTCGCGCTCGCCGCCGGAGCGCGCGGTGCTGCGGGCGCCGTGTCGCTGTCGCGCTCGGCGTCGATGCGGCGAGGGTCGCCGCCGCGGCGCCGGATCACGCCGTGTCGGCTCTCGAATCCGGCCTCGACCGCCTCGCGGTCTGCCTTGACTTCCTTCGCGGGGTCGATCCACGGCATCGCGGGCCGGCTGTACTCGGCTTCCAGCAGCGTGGATCTGTCGACCCCGCGCGGCACCGCGATCGCACCCGACAGCACGCCCGTCTCGAGCCAGCGCTCCCACACCGGACGCACCGCGCGCGCGACGAAATAGTCGCCCATGCGTCGATACGCGGGCTCGGCCTCGACGAGCTCCTGGCGCTGCGAGCTGTAGCTGCCGGAGTAGTCGCGCGCGATCGACGAGTAGCTCGAGCCGGTGCCGGCCGCCACGCGGCGCACCTGCTCCTTGACGAAGTCGGCCATCTGAGGGTTTGGCCGCTTGCTGTCGATGATCCCGATGTCCTCGCCCGGCGCGAGCCCGTCGAAGATCATGCCGGGGTTCATCTCCATCGTGCGCGAACCCGCGGCCGTGCCCGTGGTGCTCGCACTGTTGTACTCCGAGCCCTTGCGGATGTACGCCGTGAACGCACTCGCGACCCGCGCCGCGATTCGCTCGCTTTCGGTGTACTCCTTGAGGTCCTCGATCGTGCGAAGCACGCCATGAAACACCGACACGCCGCGCGTCTGGCGCAGCCGGCGCACGAACTTCAGGTGCTCGATCTGCTCGGCCGCAATCGGCACTGTGTCGCGGTTGAGCGCGATCGACAGCGGCACGCCGACGTCGCCGGGGTGCTGGCGCAGCAGGTGGTAGCGCACCGGGCGCCCGCCGGTGCCCTTCTCGACGCCGTGCACGATGCGCGGCGACGCGCTCATCAGGTCGAACGGCAGGTGATCGCCCTCGAGCAGCTCGACCGTGTACGGCACCGCGCCCACGTGCGGGAAGCGCCCGCCCTGCAGATGCTGGATGAGCACCTCGCCGTCGCGAAGCCAGGTGCGGCACAGCAGCCTCTGCAGCTCCGGCAGCGGGTGCTCGCGCTCGGTGTCCGGCGCGGTCGCCCACGACACGAACGCCCGCACCAGGTCGCGGTTGAAGTCCTCGGCCAGGGCGCCGTCGGTGCGCTTGACGTTCGGCACCGGCCAGATCCCGGTGCCGACGACGCGCACGACGAGTGCGTCGAGCACGCCGATCGCGATGTCGCTGTTCTCGTCGAGGTAGCGCGCGTGCGCGACCAGCTTGGTGCCGGCGTGCTGCATGACCGCGTCGCCGGAATGGATTGAATGGCGCGCGCGGTGGTACTGCGACGCCTGCGCGGATTCGTACAGCCGCGCCAGGTGCTGCGCGGCGAGCCGGTGCTGCCAGTAGCGCGCGGCCAGGCCCGGGAACCAGCGCGTGAGGGTGTCGCGCACGCTCATCGCCACGCCGGGCGCAGCACGCCCGCGCCAGTATCGCCGGCCGCGATCGCGGCCAGGCGGCGCACCTCACCGCGCCAGTAGTCGATCTGCGCGCGCACCTCGCCGAGGTCGGCGCGGGTCAACGAGCGATTACCGATCGCGTAGCTCTGCGCGCCGCCCGCGATCGCCAGACTGCACGCGAGGTATGCGTCGAGCTGCGCTTGCGCCTGCGTGAGGGTGAGGTCGGCCATGGGCGCGCACCGTAGGCGCGGCGCCCTGGCGCGGTCACCCGGCGCGCGGAGGGTCAAGTTTCCGGCGTATACCGGGTCGGTGAACGATCACGTGCCAAGTCCTTGACGCGACACGCGATCGATGGGTGTTTCTGGAGAAACACGGTAGACGATCGTCAGTCCTCGACCGGGTCCCAACCGACATGGACGAACCGCTCGTTCCACGCGATCCCGCACGTCGCACACTCCCATCGCTCCGTGAACACCGCCATCGAGCGCTCGTCGCCGTCGATGTTTTCACAGCTGCCTTCAAGGTCGCCTTCCTGCTGGCACAGCGGGCACTGGCCGTAGCGGTCGGGCGATCGGGTGCGGCGCTCGACGCTCATCGCCGGAAGTAGCCGCCGCTCGGGCGCTGGATGTAGCCGGCGCCCTGGGCGGCCGCAGGCGCCGGCGCCGTCTCGCGTGCGCGGCGCGCGGCCTGCGCGTCATCCCACGTCGGCAGCGCCTCGGCGCCCAGAGACAGAGCCGCCGCGAGCGCGTTGACCTCGGCGTCGAGATAGTGGTTCTCGCCCTTGCGCAGCCAGCGCCGAGCGCCGGACGCGGTCACGAGCAGCTGCTCGCTGACGATCTGCCGGCAGTAGTCGACGTCGGCCTCGCGGTGCAGCGTCCACTCGCCGGCCTCGCCCTCCGGCCAGCGCAGGCGCGAGTAGATCAGCGACTTCAGGTAATCGGTATTCAGGTGCCACAGCCTCAGCCCGCCACGCTGCAGCCGGCCGCTGAGCGTGACGTCGATGTCGCGTGCGAAGAACGGCCGATCCAGCACGTCGTGGCCCTTGGTCGCGAACGCGAGACCCTTCTCGCGCTGCGCGAAGCGGTAGACGCTGTGCTCGCTGACACGCTCGCCGTCGCCCGGTCGGTAGCCGGAGTCGACGAACGCGCGCGCGATCGGCACGTCGTCATAGCGCTGATGCAGGTGGCGCGACAGCAGCAGCCACACCTGGTCGTACTCGGTGTCGCCGACCACATACCCGTGCTCGATCAGCCAGCTGCCGAGGTTGTAGCCCCACCCGCGCACGACGTAGTAAAGCCCGCGCTTCTGCACGTCGACGCCCATCGTCAGCATCTGAACGCCGCTCGGGCGCGAGCGCGGCACGTAGTCGCGGCGCAAGCCCATCACCAGCTCCCACGGCGGCGCCTCGCCCTCGACCTTCCACAGCTCGCCGAACATCGTGTTCACGACCGCCTGCAGGCGCTCGGGCTTGCGCGAGCGCGCGGCGCGCAGGTAGCTCTCAGCGAGCTGGCCGAAAGACTGCCACGGCGAGCACAAGCCCGAGATCCAGAATCCGCGCGTGCGGTTCGCGGCGGGTGACGGGTCGACCACGTAGCGCTTGAGTACGACCGGCGTCGCCGCGGTCTCGTCGTCGGCCAGGCGCCGGTGACGTACGTATCGCCCGCCGGCGTTGAGGTTCAGACGGTCGCGCGTCGCGTGCGTAGCGCCGCAGTGCGGACACGCGACCGCGGCGTGCGCGCGGGCGTCGGCAAAGGTCGCGTCCTGCGGCCAGGTCAACAGCGAGAGCTCGGGCGTGAACCACTCGGTGCAGTGCGTGCAGCGCCAGCTCCAGAACTCCAAGCTGCTCTCATCGAGCAGATCCCACACTGGCGACGCGCCCTCGAGGGTCGGCGTCGAGAACACGCCGAGCTTGGCGCCGGCGTAGTTCTTCATCCGCGCGCGTGCGAGCGTGACCGGATCGCCCTCGCCGTCGACGTCCGCGGCCATGCGGTCGAGCTCGTCGACCAGCACCAGCCCGGCCGGGTGACTCGACAGCTCCGTCGCGGATCCCGCCCAGCCGAACCCGAGCCGCACTCCGGCGATGAACTTCTCGTAGATGCTGTCGCGCTGGCCCTGCTCGACCTTCGCCCAAAGGCTCGCCGTCGAGCGCAGCGCCTTACGAAATCGATCGCTGCTGATCGACTTCACCTGCTTCTGCGTCGGTCCGATGTACAGCGCCGGCAGGCGCGGGCCCTCGTCCATGCGGTGCCCGAGCACGTTGAACGTGCATTCGGTTTTCGCCATCTGCGAGCCCATGACGCCGACGACGGTGTCGCAGCGCGCGTCTGAGAACGCGCCCATGACCTCGCGCATGTACGGCACGCGCGCGGTGCGCCACGGGCCAGGCTCTGGACTATCCGGCGGGAGAATCCGCTTCTCGTCTGCCCACTCCGCTGCCGTTCGCCGCGGCGGCGGCGCAAGGTGCGCGGCGACCTCGTCGAGCAGAGGTGTAATCGCGGACCGCAGCGCTGATGGCAGTGCGTAGTTCATGAACCTCCTCCTCGAGCCGGGTCTGCACCTCGACCGGCTCGTCGCGCACTGCGAGCTCTGCGGCGAGCCTGGCCGGCAGGCCGTCGAGGCCGCTGGTAAGAACCTCCGACATATCGGTCAGCAGCCGGCGCACGAGCCGGACCTCGACCAGCTGGCCCTTGCGTTCCTTCAGGTCGAGCTCGGCGCGGTCAGCACGCGCGGCGTCGTAGCGCTTGCGCTCGCTCGTGTCGCCGCCGCCGGCCTTCGCGTCGTCGACGCGCGCGCGCCAGGTCGCGACGTACCACTGCACGCAGGCCGCGACGTCGTAGCGCCCGTGGCTCGCGCGCGGCATGCCCTCGTTGGCGAGCTTGTTCACGGTCACCGGTGCCAGGCCGAGGATCGTCGCGAGCTGGTCACGGCTCGCGATGAAGCGCTCGCCCGGGCGCTCGGCGCTGCCGACCGGCGGCGCGATCAGCTCGACCTGAAGGCCCTGCACCGCGCTCCTCCTGATCGTGGATCCCGGTATTTCACGCCTGATAAACGCTCAAAAGCCGCGCCCCTTCTCACC